AAGGTACCAGCACTGGTGCACCTGTTGCAATTCACGAAGCTGATAGTGATATCGTTAGTCAAACGACTAGAGATAAATCTTTCAAAGATAGATTACCAAGTGGTAACTATTTAGAAAACACTGCAAATCACTTCGTTGTTCTTTTAGGTGATAGCCCAACCACAGCATTGATTTCAATGAAAGCTACTCAATTAAAAGTGAGTAGAAAATGGAACTCAATGATGCTGGGTATTAAAATGCAAGGTAAGAATGGACTTTTTACCCCGCCAACTTATAGCCACATTTATAATTTAAAAACTGTGCAAATGTCAAATGACAAAGGCACATGGTTTGGATGGGATGTAAGTAAAGTTGGGCCGGTGTCAGATAAGGGAGTCTATGACATTGCAAAAACTTTTGCTGAACGTGTAGGTAAAGGTGAAATACAAGCTAAACCTGAAACTCAAGAAGAAACAAAAAGAACTTTAAATCTTTAATAGTTCCTGCGGGAGTGGGCGGTTAAGCGAGAGTGGACCCGCCCACTAAACATTTGTTATGATTGAGAAAAAACAAAATTATTCAGGACCTGTTACTTATGAAGATTGGATTAACTTAGGTAGAATTATAATACCTTGTTTGAAGGGTAGGCCTATAGTTAAAGGTTGGTCAGAACCAAGTTTTAAAGTAACGAAAGAAGAATGGAAAAAGAATTATCTACACTGTGAAATAGCATTAAGATTAGATAGAGACGTTGATTTAGATATTGATAATCAATTAGCACAAAGATTTATTGGATCTTACATAAAAGAATGTAGCGCTATATCTGGTAGAAATGGAAATCCATCTAGCCATTGTTGGTGGAAAGATGAAGTAGAATTTACACAATTTAAATTACCCTCAGAATTAAAAAGCACATTTGAAAATTTACCTCATGGAGCTATGCTTTGTGAGTTAAGGCATGGTCATGATAAATACACAATAGTTCCTGGATCTAAGCATAGTAAAGCAGATGAATACGTTAAATGGGAGAAATATGCTGGTTTAAACGAGTATACAGGCGATTTAAAGGCAGATGTAGGAAAAGTGGCCCTATCTACTGCACTTTGCCTATTATACGCACCACAGGGCCAGAGAGACGCCTTTTGCACTGCAATAGCAGGAGTCTTATTAAAACACGCTCAATGGGACGTAAATGAAATAGATGAATTTGTTTATAATATAGCAATCGGTGCAAATGACAATGAAGCATTAAAAAGAAGATCTAAAGGTTCTAGTGGAAAAAATGCTAATAAAAATTTAGGATTACCAAAACTAGCAGAAATTATTGGGTGTTCTCCAAGAGCTGTTGCAGAATTATTTAGTTGGATTGGCATAAAATATGCTGCAGGAAAAGAAATAGCACAAGAATCGATTGGAGATATTACTGAATATGGAAGTGATAGATACATAGTTAAAGTAAATACTTTTGTAGAGGGTGAAATAAAAGAAAAAGAAATCATAGTTGATGGACCAACGCTCACGAAACAACAAATGTTTTACGATGAAATTATAAGACAAGCTTCTCTTTGGGTACCTAAAATGAAACCAAAAGACTTTGAAACAATAATGAGACAGAAATATGTAAACAGAAAAAAATCTGAAAACTATGTTGAAGAGGCAGATGAAGATTTTAAATTTAAAAAATATTTTTCAAACTATTTAAATAAACAAGGAGTATATATGGATAAGTCAAACTTGGCCCTATATAAATTACCTTACTATAACCAAAAGAATAATTCCTTAGAGTTTAACTTAGATAATTTTGAAGACGAACTTCATAAAAATAAGATAAATTTACCTAGAGTAGATCTAGTTTTAAAAATACAAAGGATACTAAAAGCTAAAAAAAATCATGGTAAACACAATAATAAATCTTGTGTTTCTTGGAAAGTAGAAGGACAAGAAATAGATAAAGGTTCTCTATTAATAGAAGGAGAATATGTTGAAATAACAGGAGAGATAAATAATGACTCCTAAATTTATATCAGGTCCTCCAGGAACAGGAAAAACTCATAAGTGGTTAAGAAAAAAATATGAAGATCTTTTAAAATTATATTCTTGGAACAGAATAGTTATTCTATCACATACCAATGTGGCCTCTGCAGAAATAATAAAAGCAGTTAAAAAATTATCTGAATTACAAAATATTTCTGTAGAAAATTTAGAAGATCAAATTTGTACAATTCATAGCTATTGTAGATCTTTGTACGTAAGGCAAGAAAAATTTGATAAAGAAGACCACCGTGCATTTTTAATGAGTCAACCTTTGATGCAAAGATGGAAAAAGAAATCTTGGGAAAAACATCCACTTTATGAGTTTACATCACAAGCTCATGGTAAAGAAATAAGTTTTCAAGATTACTGGAGAATTTGCGATCGTGAATCTTTTAAACCTTATAATTTATCAATGTTAATACATTTAAAAGATGCTTACGATAATTATAGAGTTAAATTTAAAAAATTGTCTTTTGAAGACATGATAGATAATTTTTATTTTAAAGCTAACGATCCAGAAGATGTAGATGCTTTGATAATTGACGAGGCACAAGACTGCAATAAACCTCAAATAAAAGCGTTACATAAAATGGCTACAAATGTAAAAGACAACCATTATTATTTTGTTGGAGATGCGGATCAAACTATATTTGAATATTCTGGATCAGATCCAGACTATTTTCATAAACTTTCAAAAGATGCAGAAGAATTAGAAGAGGGTTTAAGATGTGGTGAAACTATAAATAAGATATGTAAAAATATTATTAAACCTATTTGGAAAGAATATAAGTATGAGAGGGTTTGGAAACCAGCTAAAAATATAATTGGAAAATCTTATTGGATGCCTGGTTTTGATAGAGATTGTAAAGCTACAGAAATACTTTTAGATAAAATAAAAAATACCGAACAAACTTTTTTATTTACCTTTAGGGGAAAACCTTCTGATGATCATATTAAAAGTTTTTTCTATAGACATGGAATAGACTTTGCACAGATAGGAAGTAGTCCTCACATTTCAAGAAAAGTTTTTAGATGTTTTAAAACTTGGAATAAATTTTTAAATGATAAAGTTTCTTTACAACAAATAAAAGAGTATTGGTCTTATTTAGGTAAATTGGTAAAAGTTCATGGTAAAGGAGAAGTAAAACATTTAGAGGACTTAAGGAATAAAGAATATAATGTACAGGAATTAATAGACAAAAATTTACTAAAACCTGAAGTTATACAGTATGAAAAATTTGAACAAGTTTTATCTGATACAGATGTGTATGCAAAAGTTCCATTAATTAAAAAAATATTAAACAATGGCACAGATGTAGAAAAGAATCCTAGAGTAGAATACGGCAATATTCATCAAGTGAAAGGTTTAACTAGAGATAATACTATTGTTGATCTTACCATAACGAGAGAAGAACAACATTTTTTTGAAGGATTAAGATTAGCTTATGTTGCTTATAGTAGAGGTCGTGAAGATTGTTGGACGGTGGCATCTAGAATGCCTAACTTATCTTTAGGAAGAATTGAAAATAGAAAAGAGATTTTGCAATTAAATAAATGACAGAAGAAGAATTTTATAGATTTATAAAAAGAATGGAAAGAGAAGTTTATGGAGAAGAAGATGAAGGATAAAATATATAAAAAACAAGTAGGAGGCAGTCACTACAAATCTATGGTTATTCAGCCATCAGAATTTATTAACAGAAATAATATTCCGTTTGCAGAAGGCAACGCAATTAAATATTTGTGTCGCCACAAACAGAAAAATCAAAAAGAAGATTTGTTAAAAGCTAAACATTATATTGACATGGCCATTGATAGAGACTATCCTGAAGAAGTGAAAGAAGAAATAAAAGAGAGTTCTGGCAAAAACTCCCAAGCAGTAACCAGCGGAGTCTCTCAAAAAAATTCATGGGGGATTGTTAAATAATGTGTAACAGTCCAAAAGATTTAGATTTAGAAAATATTAATACAGTTGCTATAGACATAGAAACTTATGATCCTAATTTAAAAACCAAAGGTTTAGGTGCAATCAGAAGAGATGGTTTTATTTGTGGTGTTGCAATTGCAACAGACAAAGACACTGTATACTTTCCAATAAATCATGCAGATACTGACAAGGAAGATTTAGACATAGATAATTTTTGGAAAATTTTAAATGAAAGAATTTTACAGAATGAAAACATTACAAAAGTTTTTCATAATGCTATGTATGATGTTTGTTGGATTAGAGCAATTACTGGAAAAATGATTAAAGGTAGAATAGTAGATACTATGATTGCAGCTTCAGTATTAAATGAAAACGAAATGAGATATTCCTTAGATTCTTTATCAAAGAAGTATTTAAAAGATTCAAAATATAAGTTTGATTTACAACAAAAAACATTAGAGTGGTCAGGAGGTATGGTGAAAGATCCTATGTCTAACATGCATAAACTTCCAGCATCTGTTGTAAAAGAGTATGCAAAACAAGACGTTGCATTAACTTTAAAACTTTGGAATCTTTTTAATAAAGAATTAGATAAGGTATTACACACAAAAGAAGATGGAGAACAAAAAACTTGTAGAAAAATATTTGAATTAGAAACAAAATTATTTCCATGCCTTGTTGACATGAAATTTAAAGGAGTTAAAATAGATGTCCAAAAAGCAATACATTTTGGTAAACGTTTAGAAAAACGTAGAGACAACTTAATTAACATTATAAAAAAAAGAACTACAGTAGATTTACAAATTTGGGCTGCAGCTTCTATTAAAAAATTACTAAATCAACAAAAAATTACAGATTATAAGAAGACTCCTAAATCTGGAATGCCACAACTTCCAAAAGATTTTTTAACAAAACATAGTAATAGATTTTTAAGAATGATTGCAAAAGCAAGAGAATGTGACAAAGCAAAAAATACTTTTGTAGATGGTTTATTAGGTTTTGTGCATGAGGGTAGAATACACGCAGATATAAATCAAATTAGATCAGATCAAGGTGGCACGGTTACCGGAAGATTTTCTATGTCTAATCCTAATTTACAACAAATTCCAGCCAAAGGTTTTATTGGTAAAAAAATGAGAGAAATGTTTTTACCGGAAGAAAATTGTGTTTGGGGAAGTTTTGATTATTCTCAACAAGAACCACGTATTGTAGTTCACTATGCAATAAAGTTAGGAGAACCTGGAACAGATAGTCTAGAAGAAGAATTTAATAAAAAAAATGCAGACTTTCATCAAATTGTTGCAGACATGGCAAATATTTCTAGATCACAAGCAAAGACAATTAATCTTGGTTTATTTTATGGTATGGGTAAAATGAAATTACAAAAAGAATTAGGATTAGATAAAGAAAAAGCCAAAGAACTTTTTGCTGATTACCATAAAAAAGTACCCTTTGTTAAATTATTATCACAAGATTTAATAGAATTTGCACAAGAAAATAAGTTATTATTTACGTTACATGATAGGTTTTGTAGGTTTGATCGTTATGAAGAAACAAACAGAAAATGGAATCCTAAACTTGGTAAGTTTGATGAGGTGCCATTACTTACACGAAAAGAAGCTTTAAAAGAATTTGAACGTAAGTTTAGAAAAGCTGATAAAAAATGTCAGGGAAGAGATTTAACAAAAAAGGAATGGGAGTATTTTACTAATTACTATGTGCCAGCTTTTACGTACAAGGCTTTGAATAGATTAATACAAGGGTCGGCTGCAGATATGACAAAGAAAGCTATGGTGGATCTTTATGAAAAAGGAATATTGCCACACATACAAATTCATGATGAATTGTGTATATCGATAGACAACGATAGCACAGCTAGAAAAATTCAAAAAGTTATGGAAGACGCTATAACTCTTGAAATAAAAAATAAAGTTAATTATAAGAAAGGTTTAAATTGGGGCTCAATAAAATGAGGATTTATGGCTTACTTAAATGCAAACATACCGGTAACTTACGCTCAAATAAGAAGAGAGTATCTTTATGATCTTAAAAAACATCATGGAGAAGTTGAAGACTGTATTATCTTTGGTGTGGCAAGCATTACTGGAAGGCCTTTACTATTTCATGCTATTATGGAAAACGGTGCAGTATTTTACCGCTTACCAATTAGCGCGTTTATTCAAAGAGGATACGAACCATCTGTCGTTCCCAAGCAACGACTTGATGAGCTTCAGCTCTGGAATTGTTTTTCTTATTATCCTGCTGTTTCTAGTTATGATATTTTAGATGGTCAATCAGGTAAATATATAGGTAAAGATAAAAAATGGTACCATGGTGCTTACTTATTTACTGTTGATTTTGCACACCCAGATAGTAATATACTAGATACTGATCATTCAGAAATTCCGCACGAACATAAGTGCGCACACATACTTGCGTTAGAAAACGGCAACTATGCAGCTCAACCTAATAACAGACTAATATGGGATATTCCATCTTTTACAGTTAAAGATGAAATTCCAGATTGGAAAGTACAAACTTCGGAGTGGAACGTAGAAGACACCCGACAGTGGAGAACAGAAGACACTGACAAATTTTTCTACGAGATTGAGGAAAAGAAAAATGATTAAAAAAATTAAAGAAAAGATAAAAGCTATGTGGAACTGGTATGTTAAATGGCTTTTTGATTGGCAAAAGTAATGAGTAAATGCAAGGACTGTCATTGTAAATGTCACTGTAACGAGGAACTTCATGTAGACGATTATGGTGTATGCACTTGTAACAATTGTAAATGTGGAAAAAGAACTTACACCTATGAAAAAGATCATGGGCATGATATATCTTACGAGAACGAAGTAAAGTATGATTGAAAAATTAATGACGATGTTGGTAGGTATCTTGCTTGCACTAGCAGGTTGGAGTCTATCTAGAACTTTTGAACTGTCAACTATCCAGGCAGTACATGAAGACAAAGTACATAAACTTGAAAGACAATTAGAAAAAATAGAAGACAAGATGGATAAGATGATGGACTCAGATGAAGAAATCATGGACCAACACAAACAATTATTTAAAAAATTAGAACAAGGCAATACAGGATATAGTTATAACTAATGGGTAAACCTCTTAAAATTTCTGAAGAAGCCGCTGTACAAATGCCGATGAAGACGGTAGCCTCGTTGATCGCGATGGTCGCGATTGGAACCTGGGCTTACTTCGGTATCATTGAGACGCAAAACAAAATTTCTACAACATTAGAGCTGATGGAAAAAGATTTAACTGAGAATACAGAATTTAGAATCAAATGGCCGCGGGGCCAACTTGGGTCGCTTCCCGCAGATAGCGAACAATTCATGATGATCGAGGATCTTTACAAGACCACCGATAAATTGAACAAACATATTGAGTCTATGGCTTTAAACAAAGTTAACATAGAATTTTTAACAAAACAAATGGACAAAGTTTTAACTGATATAGAAAAATTAAAAGATGCATCTAGAGAGATGAAATATACTAACGGAAATCATCAATGATAGAATCTGTAATAGCCCTACTGATGTTCGTAAACGGAGAAATTAAAGAACACCTTATTCAACCGTCGATGGCCCAATGCTTACGCGGAAAACGTGAAGCGGAGAGACAGTACAGTGAAACTGTGTCTTACAAATGCTATAAAGGTAAAGCTAAAACCGAAATATATCAAGGTAGAAAAAATATTAGAGCATTAATTCTTGACTAATGCAAAAGTCTAATAAAAACAGAAATCCTGTAGCTAAACAACTTAGACATTTTAAACAAAAAGTGATAAAGAATAAGAAAGCATATGACCGAAAAAAATTTTCTAAAGTTTTACCCTGATATAGTTAATGGGACATGTCCTACATGTGAAGAAGTTACTATGCTAGTAGGATTAACTAAAGATTTTTATAGATGCCTTAGTTGTGGAACAGATCTTCAACAACATGTTAATGGTAAAATAAGTTATTTACCTGTTTTAACATCTCAAAAAGACAAAGAATTTATAATTAAGGACTGGATTCCATAATGGCTAAAGCACCTAAATTTGGAGTTAGTTATTACAAAGGAACTACCCCTAAAAAACGTCCTGGAAGACACACTAAGAGGTTGAATAAACATAAAAAAAGAATGACAAAAAAATCAAAAAGATAGTTGACAAATATCCTTTGATATCCTATATTCAACTATATGAAAGAAAAAATAATAACTATAAAAGCAAAAGGTATATCTCAAAAACAGTGGTCTAATCTTTTACTTGAATTAAATCTTGTGAAAAAAGCATGGAGACCATATGGTGTTGATTTACAGATGAATGCTCCTGGTTTAAAAAATATTTTAAATTACGGAACGTTTGTTAATGATAAGTTTAACAAGTGAATATAATACAAAAGATTGATGAAGTTGCTAATCTTTGGGAAAAAACTAAAGATCCTAAATACAAAGATGAATGGTATAAATTAATAAGGAGATTTTATAATGGACTTAATACTATTGAACGACGGGATATATCATCTAGTCGAAGTAACAAAAGAAATGACAAAGGGAATAGCATTGTTAAGTGAAGCAAACTGTTTTGATCTATGCGATATATTAAGAGTATATTTAACTACTTACTACGAACATCCTATAAATGTTCACGTGATGAATGATGATAGTGGTATTTTTTTTGGGTGTATATGCAGATAATAAAACATCCTAATAAAATTTTAAGACAACCAACTGAAGAAGTAAATTTTCCATTAAGTGAACAAAATAAAATTATAATAAAAAATATGATTAACTTGATGTATCAAGAAAATGGAATAGGTTTGGCTGCTAATCAAGTAGGGCACAGTATGAAAATTTTTGTTATGGATGTGAGTAATGAAAGAAACAATCCACAAGTATTTATTAATCCTGTTGTTAAAGCAAAAAACAATATAAAAATGAGTGACATTGAAGGATGTTTATCTTGTCCTGGTGAAGAAGTAAAAGTAAGTAGATCTTTATCAGTTAATTTAGAATGGAAATGTGAACATGGTAAAAATCAACATAAAACATTTTATCACTTACCCTGTCGAGTAGTCTTACATGAAATGGATCACTTAAATAATAAATTAATTATTGATACACCTACTCCTAAAGAGGGAAATAAGAAGTAGGTAATGGTGAGAAGATAATTTCGACTACCATATTTTTGTAATATTGTCAAATGCTGCTTTGGATTTTAGGTTTTGGTTTAGGAATTATAAGTTCATTTTCTTCCTCGGCCATATTAGTTTGTGCACAAAAAAATTTTACAAGTGTCCCATACTTATTAACTTCTTCTTTACCAAGTTCTTTAATTTTTTTAAGACTTTCTTCATAACCTGCTTCCATACAATCATAATGAGAGTCATAAATGTCCGGCATTTGAAAAGGCTCCAGGCAGGTATTATAAACACTGGTACAAAAAATCATACTTAATAAAAATTTCATTGACAATCCTATAAAATAACCTATATTGTATACATTAATATGAAAGGAAACAACTAATGACAGACATGAGTAAGTACAAAAATGTTTCTCTAACAAAAGAAACATATTCTATTTTAGAAAAGTTATCAAAGGTATTATTGCCCGATGGCAAATTATCTATTTCTAAAACTATAGAAGTTTTATCAAACGAGAAAGCGAGAAAACTCAATGGCAAAATTAAAAATAAGTAATGTTATAAGATTAATTTGTGATACTTGTAACGGAAACGGGTTTATTAAAATACAAGATCCAGAAGATAAGACAGAAATAAATGTGCATCAATGTTGGGATTGTGATTCAGAAGGAGAATTTTATGAAACTATTGGAACTAGTAATCTCATTAGTGATGATAACAGTGGCAATAATACTTTACAATAATGGTACGGGAATCTGATATAGCATACATTGCCGGTCTATTTGATGGAGAAGGAAGCATTACCATTACTCGTAGACCTGAAAAGAAAAAGAAAAGCAAAGGAGAAGGATATAGAATTTCAAACTCTATGAGAATTAGCATGGAGATAGCAATGACAGATCAATCTGTGTTAATTTGGGTGCATGAAGTACTAGGTGTTGGTTCGTTAACTGACAAACCTCGTAAAGGACTTAGAAAGAATGGTACAAAATATTTAATGCAATACAGATGGCGTTGCACTTTTAGAGACGCGTATTACGTGTGTTGTTTACTCTTTCCCTACGCTCATACTAAATTAGGTAAAATACAACAAGTCATAGATCATTACAGTGATAAAAAAATATTTAACGACAACGTGGTAAATTTAAAACAATATAAAGAGGCAATGAATTTAGAATGACAAATACAGGAATAAAACCAGGGGATAAACTACAAGTTCAAACATATAATTGGGGACCTTGCGTTATTAGATTTAAAATAAAAGATCAATTAAAAAATCTATTAATACAAGAGGCAAAGATAAGCACTAAAGATTTTAGAGAAAATCTTGCAGGACAACTAGACAAAGAAGTAGGATATGGAGAAGAATCTAGAAATAAAGTTGTACCTTTTATTAGTCAATATCTGGGAGTCT